AATTTAGAGGTTCCCCCCTAACCTCCAACAGCGTCACACCCAATATGACTACCAACAACTGCACCTAATGGAATTGCCCACCAGCGTCCATCACCTCTTGATATAGCAGCACCTAGTCCACCACCTAATAAACCACCAGCAATCTTACCATCAGTACAATCATTGGTATCTTCATAGACAGTTACGTGCCTACGATAGTATGGTCTTTCTGTTGGTCTAGTCCATCCAACATTAGGATTATCGTCACAAGGAACTTCAACAGTATCCTTCCATGACTTTACATATCCAGGATTATCTTCTGTTCCTGGAATATATTCCTCTTTATATTCTGTCTTGGAACATGTTCTTTGATTAGAATATCCTCTTTGATAATTACCTGAAGGAACAGGAGATGCAAGAATAGGAGTTGTTGTCAGTAACAATGCACCAACAACTCCTCCTACTTCCTTTTGCCAAAACTTGTTCATTTTTCTTTAATTTTTAATATAATACCAGTATATATCCATACAATGTGGTATGTCAAGAAATTTGTGCCAGTTCTCTAAGTGCCACCATCTTAGTGAATAGTCCTTCCATATTGTAGAACAACTGATAATTCTCTGTTGTAACATAATGTCCTTTAATATCATTACCATCACAATGCCAACCATATGCCTTAACTCTTTCATCAACACCATCTATTCTCATTTTCTTCTTACCATCTAAGTAAGAAAGGTACTTCTCGTCCAGATTAATCATAGTTCTATGGCAGTGTGTGTTGATATTATAACATAGTTATATGACTTATCTATGAATTTAATACTCTCTTTAGAGTTCCGCAATCATTCGTCACGATTTTTCATAGCATCCTCTACAATATCTTGCAAACTCTCAAACTCTTTCATATGCTCAATATCATATAATAATTTAGATATTTGAGTTATGACTAAAGGTTTTTCATTCACCGCAGCAGATTTAAGTGCTGATCTAATACTACCTTCTGCTTCAAGTAGATGATCTAGTGTTTGTTCAGATAGTGCCATAATTAATCCTCAAGTTTTTTTGTTTTTTTTTCTTGCTTGATACGCCACTTAACTTGTTTAGCATACCTCACATCTTCTTCAGTATACCAGTCTGGATGTTCTTTTGCAAGTTTAATAAGTTTCTTTGCTGCCTTCTTGTCCTTCAAGATGTCAATAAGTAATTGTACTCCGAAGGACTATTTATAACTCATCCTCTTGCTCTGCAAGAAGTGTAACCTCATCTGAAGTAGGATAGGAAACGCAAGTAAGAACAAATCCTTCATCCATTTGATCATCATCAAGAAATGTCTGCTCTTCCTGGTTAACTTCACCTGATACAATTTTCATACAACATGAAGAACATGCACCTGCTCTACAAGATGAGGGATGATCAACACCTGCTTCCTCTGCTGCATCTAAAATTGTAGTATCTTCATCACACTCAAATGTTTCAGTTGATCCATCAGGTAATTGTAGAGTAATAGTTGCCATTGTATCATATTTGCAATTCGATTGTATTTATTGATTGCTCAAAACCCCATCACGAACTTTCACCGATTCCTCATAAAAGATCCTATCTCCATACCCAATCATCAACTGCTTCCAGTTACCACTCTCTAATGGTTGATATACTTCTCTAATCGATTCTTTACCATTATTAGTTGACCATGTACGTTCCCACCACGCATTACCAGAGTCATATTGATATCCTTCTGACTCTAATCTATCAATAAAACAATCAACTTCTTTACCATCCACATAACAATGTATCTTTTCAGGATTAAAGTCATCACCCTTATGAGTACCAACGCTGATATTCATAATAGAGTCATATAATCTACTAATAATACTCATTTGTCTAACGCTCCTTGCATTGCTAATAGTGTTTCATAAGGAATCCATGCTGGTTCTTCATCTGCAAACTGAACCTGGACTTCAGTTATATTTCTCTGTAACCATCTAGAGTAAGTTTCTCTTACCATCTTAACAGGACTAAGAGGATTGTTCATTTGCTCCATAGCATCTTGATTATATATCATCAGATTACTAATATTACAATATAAAGTATAAAACCCCTGACTTAAAAAGTCAAGGGTTTGTGAATATTTAATTTTAATAGGATTTACTTAAGGTGGATGTGAGTGCGTTAGCATTAAACTAAAACCTCCTTACATATGCGTTTGCAAACTGACTGACTTTCATCACATTCGATTAAACACTCGTAATAATCTGCGATTAAATCATTCTCAGGATCGAAATTGCTCTCTCCTGCTAATTGGTTATATGGTATTAAGTTGTGCATTAACCTTCTCCATTAAACGACAATAGAACATAATATAAACCTTTAATGCATGTGGTTCCTCTTAATGTACCTCTCGGTGACTACTAATATTTATACAAGTTATGTTTGTATTTCCTGATACAATTTAACAAAAATTTATACCTACTCCCTTGCTCTATCATATGCAATACATCCTGTCATCACTGCTCTTCCATCCACCTCTGATGTAGGAACTGCATGTTCATCGTGACCATTAAAGAATACAAGTTGACCCTCTTTCATAGTATATTCTTCACCATTTAATATTAAAGGTGCAGATCCTTCTGGACAATTTATATAATAAACAAATGTAATTGGATATGGAAAATGATCGTGAGGAACTAACTCAGTCTCTTTCCTATAATAAACAAACCAACACTCATATAATGTAAAACCAAAAGGATCAAACCCAAACTCATCTCCACCACCAAATTCAATAGGATTTTGCTTTAAGGCATCATCCAAATATTTAATATCAGAAGAAGGTTTACATCCACGCCTTGATAATCCATGTGCAACATATGGCACTAAAGATTCTATCCATTCAAGTAATTTATCAACTTCTTTATTAGTCTTTCTATATTCTAATCCACTCCTCCATTTAAGATCTCCACCAACTATTCCCTTTGGTTTTAACTTATCAAGATTTTGAGAGAGATGAACATTCTCCTGGTCTGATAATTCATATAATTTAGATTTGGCATTAGAATGTTCAGAATACTCAAATATTACCATCTAATATTCCCTCTTTTCTGACATATAATAATCACCCAATGTTCCACTCATTAAAGTTTCACTAATATCACCATTAGGTGTACTAATTGTTGGTTCTACATGATTATTCTTCTTACCAAATGGTAATGGTTCTGTATGAGGATTAGGCATTGCCTGAACCATTTCTATTACTTGATCCCTTATCTCCATCAATTCGTGATAACATTGTTGGTTATGAGAACATCCTCTCAATCTGTCATCAGGTTTATGTAAAGACTCCAACATAAGAGTCTTACCACGATCCCATTTTTCCTGTTTGGTTTCGCTATCAACTGGACTCTGATCTTTCATTTAATTCACATTCAGGGTTTGCTTGGTGTAATACATCAACTATTTCTTGTTTGATTTCTGGAGATAACTTCTTGTCACTCAAAAGAGTGTCCCTGATACTAATAATATCAGGACAACTTATCGAAACAGCAACAAGAGTAGCAAACATAGAAACAATATCCATTGCTACTCTTATTTAACAACTTCCCAATCATCATCTCCACTCTCACGCATTGTAAATGAATGACGATTGTTGATGGACTCCAGACCCACCTCACCATTCTTTCTCCATACTACTCTGCATGAGTGTAGTTTATACATAGAGTTCTCAAATAGATCTTGTGCGTCTCTAGATCTTGGTTTCACACAAATAAATTCTTTTTTCATAATAAGTTGTTAATAAGAATAGAAGATACACGTACACCCCAGTTCATAAGAACCATAAAGGATGCAATGAATACAAGTTTCTCTGATCCAGTTAATTGCATTTTTATTTGCTAACTGTACATATTATAAACCCCCACACCGAAGTGCAGGGGTTTTGTGTGCCAGTTATATTAACGTCCTATGAGGGTTCCGTTGGCCAGGTGACTGAGTGAGGAAATCCAGCACTGGTTGGTAAATCTCTAAGATTTTGTCTATATGTTTTCCATGCAGTTGTAATACCAACACCAGTATCCACGGACTTAAGAGTAACCCAATCAGACTCTTTTAACTTAGTATCTCTCGTATTTCTTGTATTAGCAGCAGCATTAGCATCAATACTTGCTGTTACTCCTACACCAACAGAATACTTAGTATAATAGTTACCATCACCCTTCACCTCAATACCATCTCTATACACGTATTGATATGGTGGTGTAGCACTAGGTTGTGAACCTTCATACACTTTATCAGCACCGAATACATTTAATATTTCCTGAGTTAATGCTAAAGGAAATGATGTATTAGGATTCTGACGACGAAATTCTGATTCCGTAACAACATTACCATTTTTTCTTAAACGAATTTCCATCTGAAATTACAGTACCTTATGTAAGTTATTTATATTATGCAAATGCAAGGTAAAGAAACTGCTGTCCACTATTGTTCATAGCGTATCCACCTTGAGGAGCAGTAGCAGTAATCTGAAATCCATTAGATAGTGGATCAACATAATCAGTATCAGTTGCCCAATGTGTTGGTGACATCCAATCTGCATATGGATCATTATCAGAAGATAATCCTCTTTTAGTATCATATACCCACCAAGGACCACTATCAGTTACACACTTAATCATAAGAATTCTTGGAGAGAATCCAACATCAGTTACATCTACTGGAGTACCTAGACCAGCACCCGTATATAACCCCGTATGGAATATCCCTTCACGATTTGCAAACAGATACATCATATAACCAGTAACTCCAGTATGATTTATAATTCCTGTGTGCATCCTGACTGTTTCTGCCGTTAAAGCATCATTTACAGTGTCACCCCATAACAGATATCGAGTACCTATTGGACCATAGTTGATGTAACATGTATTATACCTCCCATCATGAATTCCAGCAGCACCAGCAGCCTTTGACCAAACTATCCAACCATTACAATATTGAGTAGCATTATCAAAATTATTGGTTCCTAATGATTTGATAATTACTAAATCAGGTTGCACTCCTAATTGATGTGGTGTATGGGTTGTATTTGGTTCAACAAAAGATTGTCTCCCATGATACTTAAACATATCAAAGAATCCTGGTTTTCTCTTAAACATATAAAACATATTGTCAACACCAACTTTGTTTCCTTCATTTAGAAAACCATTCCAAGGTATATAAGCATCTCTATCAGTTATATCATATCTTACATCTCTTTCGGTTGCCTGAGTATTAGCTTGGATTAGATAACGATCCATTTCAAGATACCATCTAGAAAATCCAGAATTGACATTAGAACCACTTACTCCACCAATATCATTACTAGATCCACTCATCAATCTATTTGTATTCTGCAATTTTAGTGTGTAATTCAGATCATGAACCATTCTCATATTAAACATCATATCAAATGTACCAAGACCACTGGTTACATTACCCATTGACATGTCTTGTCCTGAAGTTACTTCTGATTTTTGTAAATGAATACACTCAGAAGGAGAAGATGCCCACTTTCCTACCTTTGCATCTGGTCTACGAATTGCAAGACAATAACAATCTCCTCCAAATGTAGATTGAAACCATCCTTTCATATTAAATCCTACACCATAACCATTACTCTCGGCAGAAGTATTATTAGTAAACGTAGTAGCAGCATTATATCCTGGATTAGTCATGTTTATCTCAGTAATAGCAGCATATCCACGGACAGAATCTATCCAACACCAATCACTACCTGCATTTTTTATAAGGAGCATTTGGGGTTCCCACCCAACATCAGTAAGTGAATTCTGACCACCACCAATAACTGCCTTAACAATTTCAGAATCTTTACCCATACCAAATACTTTTGCATCAGGATCATCACCATCTGCCCACATCCATACTGAATATGTACTATTAGCTTGCCACCAAGGAGCACTTTCATTTATTCCAAAATCAGTATTAGTTGGATCAGTGTAACCCCAAACAGAAGTATCACCATAAAAATCAGAAGTTGTATTCAATTTTGCAATCTGATCTCTACCTTTGCCTTTATGGTAAATCCAATAATCTCCAGTAGCATTCTGTTTCTTCACTATAATAAATCCTGGTTTACATTCCAGAGAATGATTTATTCTTCTATAGTTGTCTCTACTTGCGTTATCTCCCGTTGTAAAGGTAACCATATCAAAGAATCCTGGTTGCTTTCTAAATGTATAAGCACCATTCTGTGAACTATTACTATTATCACCATTACCTTCATTCATATACATATTCTGCCCCATTGTCCAACCATCACTATCAAATGATTGCATAGAATCTGCTTGAGATCCGAGTGGATTATCACTATTTCCACCACCTAGTGGCCAAAACCTCTTCCCTACACCTACATCAGTATCAGATATTCCTTTATAATGAACTCCATGTACAGTATTACCTCTCTCAAAATTAAGAACCATTCCACC